TCTGACTCCAGGGCTCACAGTCCTCGCTGGACCATCAAAGCATTTCAAGACTGCATTCTCTCTACTAATGGGTGCTGCATATCTTGATAAGTATGAAGATGGTGTAATTCTATTTTATGATTCAGAGTTTGGTACACCTCAGAGTTATTTTGATTCGTTTGGCATTGACATGGACCGAGTTGTTCATACACCAATAACTGATGCTGAACAACTCAAGTTTGACATTATGCAGCAGCTAGAGGGTCTCGCAAGGGGCGATCGTGTTTGTATCATTATTGATTCTGTGGGTAACCTTGCCTCTAAGAAAGAAGTTGAGGATGCACTAGCTGGTAAATCTGTTGCTGACATGAGCCGAGCAAAAGCTCTGAAGTCTCTATTCCGTATGATCACTCCTCATCTGTCGTTGAAGGACATTCCTCTGATTGCTGTTAATCACACCTATATGGAGATCGGAATGTTTCCGAAGGCGGTGGTATCTGGTGGTACAGGTATCTACTACTCTGCTGACAATATTTGGATCATTGGCAGACAGCAGGAAAAAGAGGGAACAGATATCGCTGGATATCATTTCATTATCAATGTTGAGAAGTCTCGTTACGTCAAAGAAAAGTCCAAGATTCCATTGACTGTAACGTGGGAAGGTGGTATTAATAAGTGGTCTGGTTTGCTCGATGCAGCGTTGGAGGCTAACTACGTTGCGAAACCCAGTAATGGTTGGTATCAGCTTGTTGATAGAGAAACTGGTGAGTTGGTTGGTCAGAAGTATAGAGCTAAAGAAATTCAAAACAGTAAAGAGTTCTGGATGATGATGTTTAGCGAAACAGACTTCTCTGACCACCTTCGTAAGAGATATATGGTTGGCGACCAGAAGATTATGATGGAGGAAGAACTGAATGATTGAGTCTCTCATCTTAGGGAGTTTGCTACATAATGAAGATTATACTCGTAAAGTTCTTCCCTTTCTGAAGGAGGACTATTTTGACAGTGTAGAACAGAAAGAAGTATTCAAGATCATTGATGACTATATGTCGTCTTATAACGGTATCCCAACTAAGGATGCCTTGAAAATCTCGATCGATGAGAGTAAGAAGTTTAATCAAGATCAGTATAAATCCATCACAGATACGATTGAGCAACTATCATATGATGAAGCGAACAGTTTAGAATGGTTGGTTGATAAAACTGAGAAGTTCTGTCAAGATAAAGCAATCTATAATGCTGTTCGTAGATCTATTCTAGTGCTTGACGAAAAGGATAAAGAGATTGATAAAGGTGGCATTCCGAAACTTTTGCAAGAGGCACTTGGAGTTACCTTTGATAACAATATCGGTCACGACTTCCTCGAGAATGTAGATGAGCGATATGACTTCTACCACCGTAAAGAAGATCGTATAGAGTTTGATATTGATCTACTGAATACAGTTACCAAGGGTGGGATACCTCGTAAGTCTCTGAATATTATTCTTGCTGGTACTGGTGTGGGTAAGTCTCTAGCAATGTGTCACTTTGCTGCGACTAATCTAATGCATGGTAAGAATGTTCTGTACATTACTATGGAAATGGCAGAAGAACGTATTGCTGAACGTATTGACGCTAATCTACTCGATTCGACGATTGATGACGTCAACATGATGCCGAAAGATGTTTTTGAGAAGCGGATTGCACGTCTAAAGGGTAAGACAGGTGGTAAACTGATTATCAAGGAGTATCCCACAGCTTCTGCTGGTAGTGGTCACTTCCGACATCTGCTCGGTGAGCTAAAGACTAAGAAAAATTTTGCACCTGATATTATCTACATCGACTATCTGAATATCTGTATGTCGTCTCGCTTGAAAGGTGGGCAGAATATCAACTCATATACATATGTGAAGGCGATCGCTGAAGAGCTTCGTGGCTTGGCTGTTGAGTTCAATCTACCAATCGTATCGGCTACTCAGACAACTCGGTCTGGTTATACAAACTCTGATATTGGTCTTGAAGATACATCTGAGTCGTTTGGTTTGCCTGCAACTGCAGACTTCATGATTGCACTAATCTCAACAGAGGAGCTTGAGCAGCTGAATCAGATTATGGTTAAGCAGTTGAAGAATAGGTGGGGCGATCCGAACGCGAACAAGAGATTTGTTATGGGTGTCGACAGAGCAAAGATGAGATTCTACAATGCAGAAAGCTCTGCGCAAGAAGATATAGTCGACGATACGCCTGTGATGAACAACTCTAATTTTGGTGAGCGTTGGGATGAAGAAGAGAAAGACGCTACACTTCCAAAGAAGTTTAACCGTACAAACGTGTGGGCAGGGTTTCAATGATGCGAGGCATTTTAGTATTTGATAATCTATTCACCTCGAAAGAGATGGAGCAGATTACTGAAAGCAGGAAGTCCGTAAAGATGTATGACTTTTTGGACTACTATAATGAACTTACTTCTAAAGGAGTGGAGATCGACCATTCTTTTCCTGGTCTGAGATCAATGGATCTTTTTGAAACCAAAAGCCTGATTGGAGATATATTTGGTAGAGCGTTTGGTAGATCGTTCCCCTTTCTTTTTGAAAACGGTAGAGGGGTGGAAGGCTCTCTCTATCTTTCTGATAGGGGCGATGGAGTAGAAGATTGGATTCATAGTGATCCATCTGATTATACGGTTCTCGTTTATCTCGGCGAGGACAACCACGAGTCTGGAACTAAGTTTTATCCTAAGAATCCATGCGACCCAACAGATGGGTTTGACGTATGGGTAAGATATAAAAAGAATCGTTGTGTAGTTTTTAGTGGTGTAGTTCCTCACATGTCAGCTAAGAACCATGTAGGGAGGCTGACTTTGAATGGATTTTTTACGGAGACCAAAGAATAAAATGTGGGAATACTGGTGTAAGGCTATGGGTCAGAAAGCGTATGATGATAACAACAAGGCTGACAGAGTTGCAATCATTCGTACTGCTTGGGTGATACTCCACATTCTCACCTGCCTAGCTATTATCTTAAATGCAGTTGCAAACCATGGATGGGGACTAATCGGACTATGATGGGATATAAAGTTAAAAAGAAGAATCATCGTTACCATATTGTCGAGGACGATACTAAGTTTATCGTCTCGTATGAAACACGCGAAGAGGCAAATGATATTTGTAGAGGTCTGAATCTCGGTAAGGGATTTGCTGGGTCGACTCCAAACTTCTTTTGTGGAGAGTATGAAGCACAGCGAGATTTTTGAAGCACTGAAGCCACTTGCTATTGATATTGCCGACTGCCCATGGAGACATGTAGCTGCTGTCGTCTATAAGAATAAGGTGGTTTCGTATGGGATGAGCCAGAAGAAGTCCCATCCGTTCCAACAGAAATATAGTAAGAACGAAGAAGCGATCTACTGGCATGCAGAGACGAACGCCATCTTCAATGCCCTCAAGACACTTTCGAAAGAGGATTTGAGGAAGGCTAAACTATATGTCTGTCGTGTTAAGCAGAACGAAGATGGCGAGACGATTTATGGTATGTCTAAGCCATGTTCTGGTTGCTCTGAGTGTATCGAGGATTATGAGATCCCGATCACCGTCTATACCCTCGACGAGATGGAGGGATATCACCACTACGCCACTATCGAGAAATAAAAAAGCCACCCAGAAGGATGGCTTTTTAATCGGATCGTGGTGTCGAGCAGAACCCCACTGGCACATACCGTGCGACCTCGACTATTCCTGGTGAAAAGTTTAACTTCACGCTTGCCTCTTATGTTACGGATAACATATACACACGCACCCGAACTTATTTATACATTTTCGATTTCTGACATTTCAAAAACAGTCATTAAGCTACCTTCTTCAGCACTTCTTCGTTCGGCAGTTCACTGAAGCCAAGGGAGTCAACGTAGTAGTAAATCCCAGTGTTCGGATCAAACACCAGATCACCAACCGACACACTGTGCATCAGATCAAGACGCTCGATCTTTTCTTCCGGACCCATGTTGCCGATATGGAAAACACCTTCCAGAGAATCAGCCTCGATCTTAGCGACAGGCTTGTACATGTCGAAGGCATCCAGGATCGCCTCAGGCTTCGGCTGGAAATTGGTGCGAAGATACTTACTATAGAACTCAGGGTAGTCGCCCTTCGCTGCGTTAACTTCGTCAATCTGAGCATCGGTCAGGTTAATCTGGAGGACGGTGTAGTTGGTCATTTCGTTTCCTTTCTTGATCATATACACAGTATAATCGTGAATCGAAAATAAAGCAAGCACTTTTTTCTGGTTTAGACGATTTTTTTTCGCTTGACATATTTTCTGGTATAGGGTATACTGTGTATATGATGAGAAATAAGGAGATGACTATGACTAAGTTTGTTAACAAGAACTTCAACTACAACGGCGAGTACCTGTTCTATCGGGTGCCTGGCGAAGAGTTTAAGCGTTTCGTTGCACGGTTCAAGTACGGTGGCATGGTCTCTTTCAAGAAGTTCCTTCGTGATAACTTCGATGTGAATGAGTACTTCGATCTTCTGGATGGTTGTATCGGCAACCAGTGCTTTTCCGATATGGCTCCTCTGAAGGTTCTTGAGACAAAGGGTTATGTGAGCCCCAACCAAGCAAAGCTGCTTGCTCGACGAGCTGCTCGAGAGGCTGCGTAACAGTGAATATATTTATCCTCTCTAAAGATCCAAAAGAAGCAGCGCAAATGCACTGCGACAAACATGTTCCAAAGATGATAGTCGAGAGCGCTCAAATGCTCTCGACAGCTCATCGTATTCTAGACGGCGAGGAGTATCTCGCTCCGTCTAAGTCTGGCAAGCGCATGGTCAAGCATTATCGTTTGCCTAAGAATGATGATTTGATATACAAAGCTGTGCACGCAGGGCATCCTTGTACAGTATGGACTATGCAATCTGACAGCAACTATCTGTGGCATTACTATTTTTGGAGTTATCTAGCAGAGGAGTTTGAGTATCGTTTTAAAAAGGTTCATGCTTCATGGGAGAAGCTGAAGGATATCTTGTGTTATATTCCTGAAAATCTTCCGCGCAGAGATATGAGTCCTTTTGCTCTCGCTATGCCAGATCGTTGTAAAATTACCAATGATCCAGTAAAATGCTATAGATACTATTACATCGCTGAGAAGTTTCGTTTTGCTAAATGGGAAAAGGGCAGAGATTGCCCAGATTGGATGAAAGGGTGGAATACAGAGGCTACAAATACAATTCATGGATAGACACAGAGTATGATGCTACTGGTCGTCCAGAAAACCATAAGCGGTGGCACGAAATCGTTAGCCCAGAGGGCATGGTTATTGATGGTCCATGGGGACCGTATGAAACGATAACGAAGGAGAAGTTCGATGAGTATATCAGAAATAAGTTCTGTGGTGGACAGTAGGACGATGAAAGATATTATACGCGAAGCTCTCGATGACGCTGAGATGATGGAGTATGGTCAAACTAGCTATAGCATTCCTCATATGCTCGAGACTGCTATGCGTTTATCAGGCGCTCCCATGTGGATGGTTCAAGAAGTGTATAAGAGGAAGATAAATGTTTTGTCTAACTGAAATCAGAGAACACTATAGCTTTAATGACACGCCTCCCGTTCTTCTTGAAACGGAAGAGGTCGACATATACTTTGCTATAGAGGAGATTTGTAAAGAGTATAAGAAGATGATGTTGTCAAGAATTATTCGTGGAAAAAATACCGATTATTACGTTGTCTCAGATATAAATATAACGGAGGCTCAGTTATAATTAACTTGAGAGCATAAGAATTTTGATGCTCTATCTAGTTAGAGGGAAGCCCTTCCGAAGAGCCACATCTTGTATGTGGCTCTTTCCGTTTTCCGTTTGTATAAATAAAACGAAACGGAGTGGGAAATGAAGAGTTTTTTGAATTTCATAAAAGGTAGCAGCATGGCAATAACAATGCAAGAAGCATTGGGTCAGACCAATGAAATCAACTCTATGGACGATATAAAGGCTGTTATCACAAAGCAGCTTGGTTATACTAGCTTTAAAGATAAGAGCTCTAAATCAACAATGGTTCTTGTGGATAACATCAACAGGGTTGAGCTTCTACAAAAGATTGAAAAGATTTTTGCTGCACAGAAAGCCGTTTATGATGTTAACAAAGGAGCATCTTCTGTTGGTGCAGTAACAATTGGTGGCTACACCGTTGGGGCATCCCCAGCTAGTAAACAAGGAAAGAAGTCAGCGGGTCTTGATAACGAAGATACGCTGATTAATAATATAAACGAGTTTGTTAAAAACGGTTCAATGGACATCATCTTTATTGCTGGTCGTAAGAGGTTCGTTGTCCCTGATGTCGTGAAAGCAATTGAAATGGGTAGAGATACGTCGAGTAGAAAGAAGTCTGACGTTAATCTCCAAACAAGAGATGGAAAGATTATTCCTCTATCTTTGAAGAAAGATGGAGCGGAGATGTGGGAATCTGCTGACTCATATTACGCTGCCACTGCTAAGAAAATCATTGTTGATCTCGTGAGGCAAGGCAAAGTTGAACTGTCGGGTGGAGCTATTAAGAAAATTACTCCAAACATTGCAAAAAAGGCATCGTCCAAAGAGGCAAGGGATGTTGTTTTTGGATCAGATATCCTCGCCATGAAAGGTGCCATTCTTTACCGCACTTGGAGAGCAAGCGATTTCAAAGTCAATAGTGATGGTAACTTGGAAGTGACTACAAGTAAGATATATACATCATTAAGAGAGGTTGAAAGTGGCGATCACTCAGTATACTTCCTAATCAGAAATGACAGCTCCCGCCGGGGATCAAAAATTTATCCAGGAATCCGAGCTTTGGCTGTCGGTAAAACCCGAATCAATCGAAACGTATTGGTAGTAAAATAATGCTCAGATTCAATTCATATCTTATTGAGGAAAAGAACACTCACATGGAGCACATTGAGGATAATGTGCTGAACGGTGGTGTTGATGGTGCACGCCAAGCGATTAATTTCTTGCGTTCGTTAAGGGACATGCTTGCTGGACAGGCTGGCGCTCCCGTGGATACAACAGTGAAGTGGGACGGCGCTCCCGCCATATTTGCAGGTGAGGATCCTAGTGATGGAAAATTCTTTGTTGCGAAAAAGGGAATCTTTAACAAGAACCCTAAAGTTTACAAAACAGAAGCTGAGGTTGACGCAGATACCTCTGGCGACTTGGCAGATAAACTTAAACTCGCGTTACAGCATTTTAAGGGATTGGGCATCAAGGGTGTCGTACAAGGAGATCTCTTGTTCACCAAGGGTGATCTCAAGAGTGTTACTTATCAGGGTGAACGATATATTACTTTTCATCCTAACACTATTGTTTATGCTGTACCGATTAATTCTGCGCTTGGAAAACAGATTGCGAAATCCAAGATCGGTGT